ATCGTAGCTGCAACCACCAACACCCCTGCTGTTGCCTTTGTTCGTGATGAAGTAATTCTGTCGGATTATCTGATCAAACAAGTTAACACCCAATTCAACGCTGCTCAGATTGTGACCCTTAAAGGTCTGCTCGAAGCACAAGGCGTACTTGTTGAGATTGCTTGCTAATAGCAGGCTTTCTTACCAAACTAAATAATCTGGAGCTTAAATAAATGGCAATTGCTTTTCAACCCAACAACATCTTGTGACGATGTACCAAAGATCTTACGGCGTGCTTGGATAGCGTCACTAAGTGCTTCAACTTCAGCAGCAATGTGACTATCTGTTTCAATCAGATACCAAGTATCATTTTCTTGTTCTAGCTCTTCAAGGCTATCTACAATAGTTTCTGTAGATGTGTTCACACCAACCAAATTAGTTGAGGCTGTAACACTCCAATCAGTACCTTGTACAGTGGGAGCCAGAGACAATGTGGCTGTACCGCCAACGGTGATGCCTGTTGGTGTGCCAATAGCAGCCTTAAGACCGGTAACGATTGTAGTTGCTGTTGCACCTGTCCCAGAAGTGAAGACATAAGGTGTGCCATTCAAAGTAACTGTGTAAGCAGTATTATCAACAACAGTAGGAGTGAAAACAACACTGTCTACTTGACGACGACCAACAACGAGGCTTGGCGGAACAGCACCGATTACCGTAGACTGACCAAAAAGTTTTGATGCCATAATGTAAACTTTACTAGTTGCAGCAAAGTCTTCACCTACTTCTTCAATATTGGCGTAAGTACGAGCGCGTTCAGAAAAGTTTGTAAAGGTTGCAAGAATTGCAGGAATCTCAAAAGATTCGGTAGCAACAGCTTGAGACTGATTTGTCAATGTAATTCGTACTACATCGTCCAGATCATTAGCCATATATATTTATTCCTATATAGTATGTAGCGTTGCTACGGATTAAGATATTCGGGTGGGACGCTAAACGGAGGCTCACTATTTGCTTGGATAACAAATATCTCTGCCGTATCAACAAGTTGTTGAGTTCTTACAATATAGGAGAAAGTTACATCAAGGTTGTGATATTCAACCCATCCTGTTTCTCTCTTCTGAGGAGCACGCCTGATCTGACTTTTCCTCATAAACCCCAAGCTGTTTCTCATTAGTTCTTCTATAACTAGGGGGTTACTATTTATTCGTTGTGTGAAGCTTTGTGACATGTCGCCGCTTTGGCTTCCAATAAAACTGAACTGAACCAAAACCTCATAACCAGACGTTACGGACAAAACCCTATCTTGATCAGCAAACGTAGAAGTCTCAGAACGTCCTTGTTGATCAATACTTAGAATATTCAGGGCAACGTAACTTTCAGCAGGTTCAGTTCCGTTTAAGTGGCTGAAAATAACTTGAGGATTTGTAAACTCTGATAAAGCTTTTAAGGCACCAAGTCTAATGCCAGCTCTAACATTACTGTATACTGACATTAATTAGATCCTTTATTTTCTACTTTATAATCAACAGAATCATACATTGTGCCGCTATCAATCAAAGGATTGTTAAAGCCCTTTTCAGCAATAGTTTTAGGGGAGTTTGAAGGTGTGTCCCATTCAGCAATAGATTGCTTCATTTCCAGTACAAGTTTTGGGCCTAACACTTTATATTCAGCTGCAAAAGTTGAATCTCCTTCAACAATTCTTTTAATACTGCTGAAGAAAAGTTCAGGATCATTTTTAATTCTGCCAGCAAATCCAACACGTATGAAAGGTCTTGTTGGGTTAGTAGCGCTGCCCTCTTCGTTCCACTGAGCGACTTGAGCAACCGGTAGGTTGTCATTCTCATCACCATACTTGGACTCTTCAAAGAACCCTACTTGTATTTCCTGCACAGACCCTTTAGTGAGGTTGCTTCTAATAGAGTCCCAAACCTTAGTATCCTTGGTAAGCTTGAAAGCCATTTAGATATCCTTTAGTTTGGTGTGAGTTCTATACGGGCAGCATAAACTTTGACGTGTTCTAGAATTCCCATAGAATCCGTCCAATCATCCACTTTCATCACTTTATATCTGTCATTTTTAAATACAAATTCATCGGCTTGCCAACCGTTTGTGCCTTCTTTCAAAGTACGTGCATACTCAGCTGAGTAGAACTTGTACCAAGCTCTTGTTCTGTCTGATTCTGGCATCATTTGTATCTCATAAGACTTAAGAGGTTGGATATTGACCTGAAGGATTATCTCAGTGTCTGAACCCTTAACCCAATCACCATTCACATACTGACCTTCGCCTTTTCTGTAGATAGTTAAAGGGATCTTATGTGTCAAAAGGAATTGTGGTTTTAACATCTCAACTCCTAATAGACAAATACTTCGCCCTGAGGGTGGCAATCATCACAACCACATCCTATCTCGCAACAAGTTGCTTCGCGGCAGTTGTCACCATCACAAACTTCGATAGACATAAGCTTGCTTGGACACTTATTGGCAGACCAAGGCATAAGACCAAGTGGGATGAGTGTTGTTGGACTATTAATAAAGTTACCTAAAGCTGCTAGATAATTCTTTGCATAGTCGTTCCAGACTTCTAGGTCGCCTGTAGATTCTCTAGTGTTATATCCAGCAATAGTAAATGAGGCAGAAATCGCAGCCATTCTAGCAGCCTGATAAACATTTTGATTATTCAAGTCTAGGAATTGCTGTATTTCCTCCTCACTATAGATAGGGTAGAATGGATTACCCACGGTGTTCCCGATAAGGAGGTTAACTTGTTCTACAGGGGTCAATGCCATTGTAATACCTTTCTACATAGAGATTATATTTTCGTTCTAACCTTAAATGTTCAGGTACTCCAAGGTATAGACTGTCTAGAACCAACTTACATTCATCAAATCTACCAGAATAAGTAGAGAAGAAAATATCTGATTTGCTCTTATTTTGAGGAGCAACACGCATATGCATTTCGGGCACAACCGACTTACAATAATCAAACCACTGATTACAAAGAGTTTCACTACCACATATTTGCATGTTAGTGGCCTGTCCATCCTTAGAAAGATAACCATCTCCTTCCAGAACACCACGCCAAAAATTACGATCAAACAGAAACTCTTTAGGACACTCTTCCCTCATAGACTTTTTAGTTTCTAATCCGAGAGACAATAGACGAGATATAATCAACTCCGCACTAAAATTATAAGAACACATATAGTACGTATTACCAGTTCTCTTATCATAACGATCTCTGGTCTTTACGCTACAACCGTTCCCAACATAATTTGACAAAGCTTCAAGAATTTTTATATCTTTAATGTTTAGTTCAATACTAACTTGATGTCCGTACTGCCTTCTGGCAATATTTCCGTCAGTCAAGAGCCAACCATAGAAATAGCCACATTCTGGCTCTTTAGTATTAGCAAATGCATTCTCATTGATTGAAAATCCCATAGACTGGCGAATTTGTTTTCTAGTCTTGATTGGGATATTAAAATCCCGAAGGACTTTCAAAGCAACATCTTCTGCAAATGGGAAATCCAAACAGATCTTTCTGGCGCTTTCACCACCTTGGTAGCGATCGATCAGTGGTTGGACATGTTCTGGAAGGACTTTATTGTAAGGCCATACTTCGTATTTAGGATGTTGCATTTTAGATCTCCTTTAATTTAATTTGATCTAAAACTTTAACATATAATTCTTGTAATTACAAGGGTAGAATTAACCACCCTCATATTATTAAGCTACAATGCCAGCTGCTTTAAGCTTGGCAAGGAATGCGTTCAATTCAACTTCCAATGCAGCAATATCAGCGCCTGCAAAGTTAGCTTGAGTTGCGGCTTTCTTTACAGTACCGTTTACAGTGGTGGTTGCAGGAGCTACCGCACCAGCAATAGCTTGGTCCAGTTCGTTTACTGCGTAGATCCAGCCTGCTTTTGTTTCAACAGCCATATTCTTATTCCTTAAATGTTGGGGCTATATTTCAAGCCCCTTATTTAGTTATTTCTTAGACGTCGAGGAACAGACGGATAATGGCAGCAGGGTTCAGCAAGGCGTTCAGGAAGTTCTGCTCTGTCATGATTTCGATGATGTCATCTTTTTCATTCAGATATTCGAACCAGTAGCTACCTTGTGCTGCACGGTTGATCGAACCAAAACGGTTAGCCGGAGCATAGTAAGTTTTGAACAGATCACGAACACCAACAGGCATCATGTAAGCATCACCTTCTGGAATGAAGGGAACGAATACACCAGCAGCATTCTCATAGCCAGCAGCACCAGCGTTGATGAAAGTGATACCGAACAGGGACATTTGCTCAAAGCGTGCGTCCAGACCAGCAACATCATCACCGCCACGACCCAACAGAACATTGAGTGCTTGGGTTTGGTCAACATACTTGTAAGCATCAGTTACGAAAGCATTCTGTTGCAGGGCCATGTAGAACGAATCAGATGCCAGAACAACGAACGAACGAACAGTGCCAGCTTGACCATCACGCAGGCCATTACGTACTGCTTTTTTAGCATCGTTAAAGGTTGCGCGTGGATCAGATGCACCAGCCAGATCAACACCAATCTCTTCACGAGTAATACCAAACTCGGTGTAGTAGTTGGTAACTACAGTGCCACGAGGAGCATAAGCAGTACCAGTGGTGATCAGTTGCATACGAGCAGCTTCAAGAGTAAGAGCATGCGCTTCACGCATATCAATCATCTTGTCAGCACGGACAGATGCTACAGTTTCCAGCTCAGCAAACTCAGCCAGAGAGCCCGCTACAACAATACCATCAACATCATTAGGGGTGATTGCATCGTCAAGTGGGAAGTGAGGGATTTTCAGCAGCAGGGAGTCTTGTTGACGACCAGCGATAGTCTGGTTACGTTCATCCCAGTTACGGTCTTCCAGAATATGGCTGCGCTTGGTGGAGCGAGTAATTTCAATATTCTTTTGAGTGGAATAGGTAGGAGCAAACAAGCCCAAAGCGTTAGTGATACCAACGGTGTTAGGGATAACGATCAGCGAGTCGGTACGATCTACAACCTTACCGTTGTTGCTGCGGTCAAGTACAATGGCCATATTATTTATAATTCCTTAAATTAAACAGTTTCGAGAACTTGGATGCCTTGCTGTTCAAGCAGACCCTTCAGGGTTTCAACTTGTACGTCAGTGAGAGCAGCGCCGCCAACGTTTACAGCAGATTGAGCAACTTGTTTGATGTAGTATTCTTTGAGTTGCAGAGCACCCGAAGTACCAACAAAACCTACGGCGTTGAAACGACCAGCAGCAATTGCACGAGCAACGAAGGCTGGGTTAAAGCTGAAATGATCACCATAAACTACGGCGAATTCATTAGTAAGAACCAGAGGAGTGGCAGAAGCCAGTACGGTCCAAGGTGCTGTCAGATCAGCGGATTTGGCACGATAAACAACAGTACCCAGCTGAATCGGGGCAGCAATAGGGGTAACGTTCAGATCACGACGGCTGTAACCAACCGAAGGGTCCATCTCATGGACAACCAAGTCCGAGAAGCGTTTTGCATAGGTTTGAGCAACGAAAGGCATATTTGTTTCCTTTAAATATAAACCGAGGGCTCTTATTTCAAGCCGAGTTTTTGTTTGATTTGATCTTCGGTAGAAGTTTTAGCTTTCGAGGTAGTCTCTACAACAGCTTCAGTACCTTGGTCGCCAATCTCTGTAAACATATCAGATGCTTCAAGAGCTTGTTTCTGTGCAGCAAAACCACTCAGAACAGTTTCAAATGCCGAATCATCAAGGCTGGACAAGGAAGCAGAAACACCTTCCAATTTGTCAGCGCTCATTACAGCGGCAAGTTTGGACTTACGAGCGTCCATTTTTACGGTAACAGCAGCAGCTTCAGCAGAGGCTACAGCTTCTTTCATCTGTGCAACGTCAGCGAGTGCAGTAGCCAGAAGGGTTTCTTTTTCGGTGAAGGCTGCAAGCAAAGTTGCGTGAGCTTCTTTAACAGAGGAGAACTCTGCAAGTTGCTCTTGGTACTGAGCAAGCTGAGCCTGCATTTCAGTGATTTGAGTCATTTCGAGAGTTTCCTCATTTTTGGTCATATTAAACAGTTTGTTTTTAAGCATTCCATTCTCTTGGGGTTTCTGAGCCGTATCGGCAAGGTAATTGTAAAATGACTCAACGGTCATCTCTGCATCAATCAAACCAAGTGCCATCGCCTCTTTAGGGAGGAAGGTACGAGCTTCAGTTGACTTAACACTATCAAGTGATAGGTTACGCTGAGTTGCAACAAACTCTACGAATTCAACATACAAAGAATCTACTTTGGATTGAATATCGTTGATAAAGTCAGGACGGAAAGAACCATCTTCTGCGTATGGCACCTTACTGGAACCGGCATACACAAAGGACCGTTCATAGCCTTCTTTCTCTAGAGCTTTCGAGTCATTCATAAGACGAACAACTACACCAATCGATCCAACTTCAGATCCCGGAGAAACAATAATTTCATCGGCAATAGAAGTAAGACCATAACCAGCGCTTGCAGACATACCGTCTGTGAACGCTAGAATCTTTACACCATTCTGATCAGCAAGGTCACGCATGTACTGAGCAGTTGGGAACAGACCATGAGCTTCCCCACCGGGACTATCAACCATCAGAGCAATTGTTTTAGCACCACTTTCAACTAGATATGTGAAGTCTTCTTTCAATTGCGTGTAAGAAGTACCACCACAATCAAAGCCCATCATTGTAATCGGACGATACGAAAGTGGTCCCTCGATGGAGAGTGTTGCAACACCAAGGTCTTGATTGAAGGAGTAGCGATCTACTTGACCAAAACCGCCGTCTTCATCACTTTGCAATTTGAAGTCTTTAGAGCAACGATCATCAAGGTATTTAGCAATTGCATCAAAACCTTGTACAGACATTAGCTGTGGAGTATTTAAAGTCTTCTCACGGAGACGAAATAAAGCGTGCGGCATTTACGCCTCCTTGGTTACACGTTTTCATTGTTTGATGTAGAGGAATCACCCGAAGATCCATTGTTAGAACCTGTTCCAGATGGAAGACCTTCTGCTAATCCTGCACCTGAGCCAGATTCCATCGGACTCAGCATTTCTGCTAATTCTTCTACAGACATACTTTCATCAACGTGGAATGGAATATCAGCTTGCTTCATTACCCAGTTAACAACAGCTGGTGTTTTAGGCATCATGCCTACAGCAGTAACACGCTGCAAGAACTTGCCGATTTCATCCAAAGACTCTTTAGAGATGTTCCCGTAATCAAAGTAAGGCATTACGTCAGCATCCCAACCATTCAATTCCCACAATTGGCGAACTAAATCATTGTTGAGCTGATCTTTAATTTCATTAAGTTTAGACTCGAGAGTCATCTCAATGATGCTAACTTTAGTTTCAGCAAGACTGAAGGAGCCAGAACCAGAAGAGCCAAGTGCAAGGAAGTCAGCGAACAAAGCAGTTAGAATCTCTGAAGTGTAACGACCAATGATTGCATTGGTGTCATACGACTTTTGACCTGTGACACTTT